GAGGTACTCCACCAAAGGCTCGGCCCGGCTGGGATGCAGGTGCTCCGCCACCTCCAGGCAAAGGGCCAGGTCAAACTTCTTTGGAGGGACAACGAACTCCCTGTTGAGATTGCATTCAACGTAGCTCCCGTAAGGGATGAGCAGTTTATCCTTGTCGATGCGATAGTCTATGCCAATGTAATCAGGATTGCCGTTGCTCCACTCGCCCACGCCGCACCCCACGTCGATCACGGAGCCAACCTGGAACGGCAAGGCCTCCATGACGATCCTGGCAGAGCGCATTGCACCCTCGCTGATCTCGCGATAGTATCGGTTGGTGTACTGATGCCGCCAGGGCCAGGTGTCCACGTAAGCCCGCAGCTCGCTCGCACTCATGCTGAACACCTTCTTCTGCTCGATCACATTCGCATTGAAGTAAGGGTTCTTTGGAGAGGAGTTCGGTCCCACGTGATGGTTCATGTGGAACAGCGGGCCCTGGATGCGCTCCACCCTGTACCCCAGCTTCTTGGCGCGATCCAATCGCTCTCCGTCCTCAGGTCCAAAAGAAACCATGTACTCGTTCTCCATCCCGGCATCGATGAAGGCCTCCTTGTTCCAAAGGACAGCCCCACCCGAGCTGTTCTCGGAAGGATCCCTTCCCTTGAAGAACGTGTTGCCCACCACGCCGATGTCAAAGGACTTCTGGAGCTTCGGGAACCATTCCAACCTTGGCATCCTCGCGAAGCCTCCATCGTACGGGTATGCCATGTCGGCCCCATTGCGCAGGGCCTCCACTGCCAGCAGCACCTGCATTGGTGCAACGATCACGTCTGCGTCCCAGTTGGCGACGTAGGGTGTCCCGGCCCTGTTGCACATATCGTTGAGCATCTTGGTCCGATGGAAGACGTTGCCCGCGTGCACCATGTAGGTGGCCCAGGACTCCACGTACTTGAACTTGTTGCCACCCTGCTCGCTGACAATGAGCTGGGTCTCGAAGGAGTTCAACAGCAAGTAGCAGATGAGGTCCAGGTTCTCCTTGCGGAACGGATGGTCAAAGTAAACAGGGATGGTAAACGTGACGTCCTTGAGGGGAATCTTGTAGCTCTCCCTGTTGTAAGAGATCCATCTTGCCGGACGATAGTCGTTGGCGTTCTTACGTGCCAGCTTCCCGGCAAACATATGCCCACTGTGAACGACCTTGGTGTGCTTCTTCTCCCCGAGCCAGGCGCACCACCAGCCGAAGCTGGAGTTACTTATGATGAAGTGGTCGCAGAGGGAGGCCAGTGCCATGTCCTGGATGTCCGTATTGTTGCCCTCCGAGAACGTTACATTGGGCAGGCAGCCAAAGTGGACTTTACAGTACTCCACGTCATCGCTGATGACCAGGATGTCCATGTCCCTCCAGTTGGGGAAGTGCTCCAGTAAGGCGCAGATGTAATACGTGATCGGCAGCTGGTGGTAATTGGGATTTCCAACGTAGTCCCCACGCCGCACCTGGATGCACACCGTCTCGTGAGTGAACAGTCCAGGCACCCTGGACTTCACCTCCTGGACGAACTCCTCTTTCAGCTTCAACTTAGTGGAGCCGAAATACTTCTCGGACTGCAAGAATCCCATCACGTCCACGTCTCCGGCGATCTCCCAGTCATGATAGTGGAAGTACTTCTCCTGGACAACGTTGCTGCTCATGGGCCCGTGCGGGAGGCTGATGTCAAAGTAACGCTCGTATTCCCATTGCGGGAAGGCAGCCGTGGTGCCGTGCTTCTCCGCCAGGCCCAGTGTGGACGCCACCTGGAACAGCTGGTTGCCCAGCCTGCCGTTCTTGCCAAGGGTGCTGTGACTGATGATCATGATGAGCTCTCCCTGCAATACACCATCTCGTAATAGTTCCCGACGGGCAGCGGACATACAACTCGCTCCAGCTCTACGTATCCATTCATGGACATGAAACGTTCGATGTCCACCAGCTTGCAGCATCCCCGATAGGACTCGAAGTCCGCCACTTCCAATTGGATGTAGTCGAAGTTGCACAGCATGGGGATGCTGCCCTCCAGGATCCGCAGCTCCGCGCCCTGCACATCCAACAGCAAAGCCTGATAGCATCCCGGATCAATCCGCTCCCTCCTGAGCAGGGTGGGCAGCGTGACGGTCGGCAACGGGATGGAGTCCACGTAATGGATCTCCGGGAAGATCTCCTGGTGCTGAGCCAGGGCCAGGATGGAGGAAGAGATGCCCTGGTTGGAGGCAACATGCAAGGTCTCCAATCTGTCGTCCCTCTCGGAGAGCAGGGCTCGAACAGCCCGCTGCCTGGGGAATTCCCGTAGGTTCTCCACCAATGCGTCAAACACTTCCGGGATCGGCTCGATCCACAGCACATGCAGACTGTGCTCCGCATACAGCTCCCTCTCCTGCCCGGCATTCGCACCAACATGGATGATGCCGGTGATGCGCTCCAGGAACATCGGGCTCCCCGCCTCGTCATGCATGTTGCTCACCATTCTCCTCGTTGAAGGACTTTGCAATCAAGAGGGCCTTGTTGACCTTCTCAGAGACGACGTCGCCCGACTCCATGCAAACAACGTAGCTGCCGCTGGAGAAGTCGATCTGGGACTTGCCACCCATGAGCGGGCGCACGGTCTTGATGTTGATGGTGTTCACCCAGAACTTTTCCATGCGTTCGTTGGTCAGCTCAATCAGCATGGCTGGCCTCCTGAAGATCCGCTTCCTCGCTGAGCTGCTGCCGGATCACGTTGGCGGCCCGGATGGCGGAGTGCCCCAAGTGCGGGAACAGGTCGTTGATGGCTTTCCGGCGCTGCGGCAGGAACAGCGTGGGATCCGACAACGTCCTGCTGATGGCTCCCTTCAGGTCGACAGGATGATCCACCTGGATGCCGATGTCGGAGTAGTCCCAGAAGCGCAAGCCGAACTGCTTGTCCTTCCGGAACCAGGGCGCGTTCAGCACCACCACAGGCTTGCCCGTGACAAGGAACTCGTACAGGGTGGAGCTCAGGTCGTTCACATACACGTCCGCTAGCTCCAGCACCTGCCGGAAGTCCTCGATGAACGGCACGCCAACGGATTGATAGAACGCAATGTCCCTGTCCCTGCTCAACGGGTGGCCGTGCGCAATCAGGTTGAAGCTCTTCTTCAGCTCCAGCACGGAGTCGGCATAGTGCTCGAAGGCCGAGCTGGCCTCCGGAGGCTTGCGGTGCTTGTGCCCATGATGGAAGCTGATGCACACCACTGGGGGACGATGACGCTCGAACATTGCTCCGTGCATCCAGTCCAGCTTTGGTGTCCCGATGACCTCGCAGGGCGTGTCGCGGACAGTATGGATCCTGTCGGCAGTGTACTGATTGGGTGGAAGGAACAGGCTGACAAGGTCGCGATCTCCTGGTCCATCCGGATAGGCGCTGGTGCCGAAGCCGTGCCCCGTACCGTGCTCCATCATGAAGATGCGACGCTCCGGGCTCACCCTGTGCGCGTACTTCATGTCCCCGTATGCGCAGACCAGGATGGGATTCAAGCCGTAAGTGGCCGGGCTGTTCCTCTCGTAGCTGAACAGATACAGATGGTTCTTGAGCTTGCGTTGGGCGTGCCCGACCAGGTGCTGCGGGACATAGAAGGTGCCCACGTTGTCGTCCACCAGCGCGTCCCAGACGGGAGCAATGTGGTCAATATAGTGCGCCTGGGTAGCAAGGAAGTCAATCTGCTCCATTGGTCACCTCCGGGACAATGCTCTCGTCCGCGAAGACCATCTGGAAGGAGCCGCTGCCACTCGGATCAATCTTGCGCATATACACACGCTTGACGCCAGGCTTCCAGTTGCCCACATGTATGATCTCCCAGCCGTCGAAGTCGGAGGCTTCCGTTGCAGTGCAACTCCCTCCCGGATCGTCTTCATTCCGGATGATCATCGGTGCTGTCCTCATGGTAGCTGAGATCCACTGGTGTGCCATCATCGTTGAACAATGTGACGGTCACGGGACTGGGACTGTCCGGTTCGTAAATAGGCTCGGCCTCCGGGAAGGTTGCCCGGAACACCGCCATCACGCCCTCGACGAACTCCAATCGCTGTTCCGCCAGGGCATCCGGAACTTTCACACGTATGTCGATGTGCATCTTCATGACTCCTCCTTCTTGAACCATTCATGACTGCTCATTAGGCTGATGATCTTGTCAGCCTCAGCCCGAGCCTCCTCCTTCTCGCGCTCGGGGAGATTCTTGTACAGCGTGTTGGACTTCCACGTCCATTCTCGGGCCAGGACTGCCGGGATGGTCACCGATCCGTCTGGGTACAGCGTGCTCTTGCCCAGGACGTTCTGCATGCGGGCGGACCAGGCCGCATGCACATGCCTTGCCAGGGCTTCCTGCAAAATGTTCATACGAGGAAAGCACCTATCGTCAGCATGCACAATCCAGCATCCGTCCAGTTCACCCTGTTCCCAAAGAGAACCAGGTTCGCACCCAGTGCTCCAGCCGCAAAGAAGATCGCGGCCAATACAAAGAATATAACTGATGGCATGGTTCACTCCTATCTATAAACTCACTTGACATCCGTATCAAGTGGTAACGACACTGCTTCGCCCTGCATGAGCCCTTCCTCCTGGACCTGTCTCTTGACGCTCGGTAGCCAGGTGTTCTGATAGCCGTCCCGCACCCCGTTGCGATAGGAGCTCTTCACGGCGACGACGACAAAGAACATCATGAACACCAGGGACAGGAACACAAGGACAGCCGTGAGCCAGAACGCAGTATTGCTCATCCGAATAATCCCTGGCCCCAGGCTCCGGCCTTCTTCTTGGCTTTGCCGATGAGATCCTGCCACACCCACCACCAGCTGTCCGCGACGTCCAGTGGCGGGTTCGGGAAGCGCCGCAGGGCCTTCTGGATCACCTCGTGTGTGCCTAACATATGCTTCACCTTTCCGCGTTCATACTCCGTGAGGAGCTGTCCGTTGCGTTCGATCTTAGGCCCGTCCCCGGCACCAGCCTTGGCGTCCGTGAACTTTGGAAGACTGACCGGAGGCACATTGGGACGACCAGGGTTGGCCTCTCTCCATTCCTTTTCCAATTTCTTGATGACCTCGGCTGCTGCCAGTTTATACACACTCTTCCATGTGTCGCCACCCTGGTTGGTCTCCACGCCGATCTGCTCGCATCCCCATTGGTGCGCCTTGTAGATGCCGCGTTCCAAGACCTTCTCGGGAGAGTCGATGCCCTCCCACCAATAGAGCCCAATCAGGTTGTCCTCGTAATCCAATCCACCGATGGAGATGCCCTGGCTGGCGCTCTCGGGCTTGTCCGTGATGGCGGGATCGATCCAACATACGATCCGCTTGAGCTTGGGCAGCTCCTCGTACTTGATCTTCCACCACTCCACTCCATCCCAGATGCCACCCGTGAGATCCACCTCGTGCTGAGCCTCCCTGCGGAAGGCGCTGATCCCCCACAGGTTGATCTGGGACTGACACGTTGCAAGATCCTGCCCGGCCCAGGTGGGTGTTCCATCCGTGATGACGAACAGGTGATCCCGGAGCTCGTACGCGAAGTCGTCGATGGCCGGGAACGGACCACTGACAATCCGGTCGCGTAAGAAGTCTGCCCGCATATCCAATAACCGACTGGCGATGCTGTCCGCACTGATCATGTTCTGGATGAACAACACCGCACAGTTCTTCGATCCACTCGGCAGGACGGTATCCGTGATCGTCTGCATCTTTTTCAACGTCACCTTGGGGGACTCGAACTTCTCGTCTATGTCATCCAATATGATGACGTCGGGACGGACCTCGTCGATCTTGATACCCCGCAACCCACTGTCCAATCCGAACGCATCCACTGAAAACCCATTAGCGGCCTGGAGGTGTTCCCTGCGCCAGCCCTTTACGTTGCCGAACTTGCCACGCGCCCGCATGGACATCTTGTGATAATACTCGCCGAACTTCTTGGACTCGATCATGCCGGCAATGTTCGCCACGTGCGTATCGGCCTTATCTTGCGTGGAACTAACATAAAGAGCGTATCGTCTACGCTCTTCCGCACCCAACCAGACTGTCCCAGCCTCCGCATTGGTGGACTTCGCACCACCTCGTCCCCAGAACGCCAGGAAGGCCTGGACGTAGTTATCCAATGTCAGGGAGCTGATCCAACCCCAGAGCTCCTCATGTCGATACGCGAACGGCGCACTGAAGTAGTTCGGGAACAGCGTGACGCACCAGTCCTTCCAATGAGCAGGAGCCTTGAGCTGCTTGCCCGTTCGACGACGATGGCGCAGCTCCAGCTCGGCCTGGATCATGTTCTGGAGGTTGCTATGTGGCTGTTCCATCGGCCATCTTCTGTGCAAAATAATTGTGGAGTTCTGCTATCTCCTGTTGGTGCCACCGCTGTCGGTCAGCCAACTGCATTGCATGATCTTGCCGGAGCCTTGCCAGATCCATCTGATAGTCGCGATGGATGAGATTCCTCGCCTGCTCCTCCTTCTGTTCATGCGGGAACTTGTAGAAGTCGTCAAAGGGTTCCAACACGTACGGTTCAAACTGGAGCTTCATATTCGGCATCTACGATCTCCTCGTCTTCATTCACATCTGGGAGCTTGTCCAATAGTATCTGCAGGGTGTCCTCCCCGGCCCCGATGCGTTCCAATTCTGCATCCGTCAGCTTGGACCGGAAGCGCGCTACTAAACTTTCTGAGATCTGTGCATTGATATTGAGATTAGGTACCTTCCCGTACACGCGCTCCAGGAACATCGCAATCTTCTCCGGGCGCTTAGACGTCGCTAAGGAAAGCATAATGGATTCCACCATGTTCATGTCGTCCGGGTTCATCTCCAATTGCTCGGCGATCTCGCGCTCCTCCTTGTTCAAGTATCTCCTGACGGAAGCCTTAGCGATGCGCTTGCCGATCTCTTTGAGCACATCCCTTGGGCGACCGTTAGGATTGCCAGATTGCCCTGGCTTGAATTTGAAAGGGACAGCAGCTTCTGGCAGAGTTCTCTTTTCCTGCTTTTTACCTGTTACCTGGATTTCCCGAGTGACAATATCAGAGCCGATAGCAACTCCCGGCTGCTCGTCAATCGGTATTGGGATATTCTTACCTTTATCGTTTGATTTCTTTTTTCTCATGGGGTCATTTTAGATCTAGTCAATGTTCCCCAGCAAGGGTGGAATGGATTGCCGACCTGGAACTGGAATTAGATTACTACACTTGTTACACTTACTACAGTTGCTACACTTGCTACACTGGAGCCCTATTTTAGCTCCCGTAGATTATACTCACCCACCGAGTAACCCTAAAAAATGCCTTTTCTTGTGTGTTACACGTGCTACACTTACTACACTTGCTACAGTAGAACGTGCCAGAGCCCTTTGAACTGGACGTTCCTGACTGCACGCGGGCTCTTATTGGATCACATTGGATGGACAACATTGGATCACGTTTATAAATATTTGTGCCAGCCTGGAACCATATTTTCCTGTTGAATTATTTCTATAATCCATTTACCCTACTGCCAATTGAACCTTTTAGAACGCAGTAGTGTAAAAATGGGTAAGGCCATGTTGTACCTAGCTTTACTATACTTACTGTAGTAAGTGTAGTAAGTGTAGGACGTTTGACACACGAAAAACCTCCTACACTGGCCCGTAAATGTAAAACAAATGTTCTATTTTAGGGGTAAGCTGGGAGGGGATTTTGCCCCTTTACAAAACGGGCGAAAAAGGTAGAATTGACCCCGAGGACGGGCTTGCCCGCCTCCCCG